CATTAACATTATCATTAACATTATCATTACAATAATAGTGTTGAAATATTGTAGTAGACACTCGTTGTTTGTGAAGTTCTTTTACAATTTTAGCAATATGTTGAAACCCATTTGTACTTTTCCAGGCTTTGTATTCTTTGTTAATTGTTTTTTCAAATGATATGTTTTTTAGGTAGTAAAAGTCATAATATAGTTGCGTTATAATATTCCATAAACATTCCTCATATTTACTTTTATACAATTCAAATGCCCAAAACAATGATTCATTTATAGTATGTTTTTTTTGAAACAGCATAGACAACATAAAACTATACTTAACTTCATCAAGATTATAAAGTAAATAAGTTAATTGCAATGAATTATTCATTATGATATAAAGATGATATGTATGTTTGTATTTGTGTTTGTTATGTTGGTAATGTTTATTATTTAATTTTCAATTTATTTCTCATCATTATGTATAATCATGGTAAACATGTGGTTAGAACACGTAAAGAAAACTAGAGCAATGATGCCAAAGGGGACTATGTTTAAAGAAGTCCTTAAGGCAGCCAAAAAAACCTGGAAAAAAACCAAATCAACAACTGCAAAAGTTGCTAAAAATGTAATGAAAAAAGGTAAGACAATGAAAAAGAAACTTATCGGTGGCAAGAAAAATAAAACCAAAAAATCAAAGAAAAGTAAGAAAGCTAAGAAGGGTAAGAAAGCTAAGAAAAGCAAGAAAAGCAAAACAATGAAGAAGCGCAAGTAATTAAAATCATATAATTTATTAAAGATAAAAACTATGATTTGTTAAATATAAAAACTATAATTTGTTAAATATAAAAACTATGATTTGTTAAAGATATTGTTTATTTAAATAGTGACATTTTATACGACAATGCTTCGTCATATTTCATCTGTTTTTTAACAGCATTTTTTATATTTGCTTTGTCTTTTTCTATAATATTTACTAGTTCTTGAAACTCCCACATATCATTTATATGTTCGTTTAAGTAAGTCACTATATTATCGTGTGTTTTTTTAATAGATATCCTTTTTTCTGGATTAGGGTCAATATTAATACACAACATCATTTCAATAAAATCAAAAAAATGGTTTCCTTTGTTTTTGCGAAATAATTGTTCTATCAATCTTAAAAACATAATAGACAAAGCGTAGTTATCCCAAGTTCCACTATGTTCATAAAGGTATTCAATGGATTTTTCAACACCCATGTCTGCGTACCTATTAAGTTGTTTTATAGACAACTCTCTATAACGTTTATTGAATGACGGTGGTAATTCACGTAATGCTTTGTTGTGGTTCATATACGTGTCTACCATATTTTCAATCTCGTTTTTAACATTTTTATTGGGGTAGTTACAAATAAAACTTAAATAGTGTATGTCTAAACACCATAATTGATAGTCCGGGGCATACGCGTAAAAGTAATCTCTTAAATTATACATGTAATCTGGATTATTGAAATCAGGTTTAATGTCAGGTTTATGGATAGAAAGTCCAAAATCAATAATAATGGGTCGTTTTTTATTAATGTCAAACATAACATTTTCCCCCTTTAAATCATAATGTATAATGTCGTGTTTGTTTAACAAATAAATAGAGAAAAGCAAGTATACATAACTATGAATAACAGTGTATAAAATATCACTGCTTTTGTATTGGTTGTAAATGTAATGTTTAAAATCATCTCCATTAATAGATGGGATAGTGGAAATAGCAAAGTTTTTATTTGGATTTTCGTTTAAAAATCTACAATTATTGGTTTTTACAATCATTTTTACAACATTTGGTTTTGACTTACAACTAGATACAATGGGGGCAAAGTGTTTTTTAGACAAAGGGATTTTTTTAACTAGTTTCCCTATGCTTATTTCTCTGTCTGAAGTTTCGCTTTCTAGTTGGATTTTGGTAATATACTTGTCTCCCTTGCGTTCTTTACCATCGCAACGGATGGCTGGTTTTAAAACACAACCAAACCCTCCTTCTCCTATAACACGTCCTCCTGTCATATCAAATGCAAGTTCTTTATCATCTTTGGTTTCATCTTTATCAGTGTAACGTATAATATCAATAATAGAATTGTTTAGTTTCATTTAATATAAATGGTTATAAAAAATATAAATATTTATTTTAATGTGTTTTTTATTATAGTGCTGTTTTTATTATAGTGCTGTTTTTATTGTTTTTCTTTTTGAGTTTGTAGTAAGCATTATCGAATGTTTTGTGTAGCTTTTTCATACATTGTTCGTGTGATAAATTAAAGTTAGACAATCTATACACTTCTTTTTGAATTTCGGATTGAATGGTTTCATCGGTTTCGTTTATAAATTGTTTGTATAATACAGACGCTTTTATAGGATTACCTTTAATGTAAGTTTCCATTAGGTTAAAGAATGGAGGATTTCTAGGAATGTATGGAATAGTGGAGGTGTTGGTTTTTGTAGGTATGATAAATTGGTTACGTTTTTTAGTTTTGTTTTTAAAGTAGTAACGAGCACTTTTGTATATTTTCTTTTCAATATTACCCTTAAATCCTAAATTTTCCATTCTATTGGTCTCACTATCTATTAATGCTTTATTGGTGTTTACCCATTCATAAAATGCTTCTGCAAATTCATCGCAAGAATCATTGCTATGAAGTTTAGAAAACTCCCTTATATTGTTAAGCATTTCTTTGTTAAATTTGAAGCGATACGTTGTTTGAGACATTGTTGTTTGGTTTTATTACATTTCATATGGTTTATGTAATTTTAAATCAATTTATGTTTATCGTTATGTTTATTGTTACGTGTAAAGTATCATATTATTAAACAAGTAGTTATATATAATATAATTATGATTTACTATATGGTATCTAAAATTCAATATAATCCTTTTAAATCAACCTATGAAAAAATACTTGGTTTTGAAAGCAAGATAGAAGATGTAAACTTAAATCATTTTATTAAACCATTGTCTGTAAAACCAGTAGAAAATGTAGGTTTAACACAGCATTCATGTTTTTATGCGTTGATTCATCCAATGGAAAATAGATTGCTAACATTTAATGATATACCAGATGCTTTAAAGATATTGATTCCTCTTAATTATGTAATTGACGAAATATTAACCAAAATAGAAATGAAACGACAACCTGGACTGGTGTATGTGTTTAAAAAGTAGTTTGAATACACATAACATAACATAACATAACATAGAATGTTTACTATAAATAAAATTGAATTAGTATTAAAGGCATTAAATGTATTTTATAATACAAATATAGAAATGACAAAGTTGTTTAAAGAATACATCGCCAGTTTAACTGAACAAGAGAAATTAGCATTGGAAATAGCAGAGGAAATGTTGGGAACATCGTTTGATATGGAAAAATGCATTGGATACACAAAGTGGTTAAAAAGTAAAAATAATAAATCTAAATAATTTATATCAATGAATAATGTTCCAGATACAAGTGTAAATGTAAATAAAGAAGAAATAGTCGAAGAAAACAAAGAAGGAGAAGTAAAAGGTACATTCAACAATAAAACATTGGGTAAAACAGCAAAAGTATTAAATAATGTTAATTTTTCACGTTCAAGGGAATTGGCAGACAAATATGCTGAGCAGTTTGTGGATAGTGCGGCTAGATATGGTGAAACCATTAGTATTGACGCAATAAAGGAAAAGTTAGGAGCAGATTTATTTAGAAACCTAAAACAAACATCGTTGAAATATTTTTTTGATTTTGTTTCAAAGTATTCCAATACCAGTATAGACGTGATAAATGATGTGTTTAAAAGTGCTTCTATTGATTTAGAAGAAGATGGATTGTCTGGATTATTGAGTAGTAAAAATAGAGTAAGAGGAAATGTTATGTTGATTTTTCTATTGGATAGATTAAACTTTGCATTGACTAACCAAAAAACAAGGGAGCAATTAATGGAAACAGTTGAATTGTTAAAACAATTTGCCAATGAAACATTTATGGCTGTAATAGTTACTTTAAAGGAAAATCAAAAATTACTCGAAGACACTATGGAGAATTTTAGACCAGTTATTAAAAACTTTATTGTTACCGCTATTAGTGCTGCATTACAAGGGTTGATGGTTGGTATAGCAAGTGCTGGACCAGTAGGTGCTCCTGCCAATCTATTGTTTCAAGGTTCCAAGGTTGTCAATGAATTGGCGCCTCGTTTAGGACAATTCTCTGAAAATGTAGGCAATATTATTGAAAAATACGACCAAATGCTTGCAAATTTAAGTGAAAAAGGTGAGGGACCTTTACAACGCTTCAAAGATATCAAAACAAAGATAAATGGTTTCAATGATATGATATCAGCGGTTCAACAAGATGCTGCGTTGATAGATGCTATGGGTAAAACAGTATAAAAAATAAAAACTATAAATTATAATTTTTATTTTATGTGGGTTTTTATTTTATGTGGGTTTTTATTTTATGTTGGTTTTTTATTTTGTATGGTTTTTTGTGTTGTTTTTATTTTTGTGTTGATGGTAAATTAAGTTTGTAGGAGAGGGGATATTACTTTAATCCTAATGCTTTAAACATACTGAAACTGACATTTTTTTTAGTGGTATTGTCCGATAGTTCGTCGTTACGAGTAGCTGTAAATGGTAACATTTCACTTATTTTTCCCATGTAAATGTATTTGTTTGCTTTATCCACTACACTTTCTAACTTTTTTTTATCTTTTTTGCTTTCGTAGCGCTTGTCTACGTTTGTTTTAAGTTTGGCAAATACGTCATCATCGTCGTCATCAACCTTGTTTAATTTTTCAAGGTCTTCTTTTTCCATTTCTTTTTGCTCTTCTTCACGCTTTTTCTCTTCTTCCAACCGCTCCTTTTTCTCCTTTAACAATCGCTTTCTATCAACATACATGTTTTTACAGCGACAATTTTTTACATACTTTCTACACATTGTCTCCAAATAATCGTATTGAAGGGATTTATCTGCCCAATATTCAAATCCTTCTTTATACTTGTTATATCTCATAAAAGCAATTCCATCTGGTGTTACATCAGAGATATATACGGTTTCTGATGGGTTTCCACTTACATCTTCGATTTCATCAATGTCATACTTGTCTTCATAATTTTCATCTATTTCAGATTCATATCCGTCTGTATCTTCTATCTCTGGTTTACTGTATATAAATTTTCCCACGATAAAACTTGATATCGTAACACCAGATATAACAATATTTAATGCTATTAAAATCTTAAACATATAAACGATGATATCTGTATTGTAAAATAGACCAACCAATAAAATCAATGCTCCTGTTTCCAATAATGGAGTGCTGTTATACAAATCAAAATCATTGGTGTCTGTGTCCGTGACAGAACTTTTTACATACCTTTCATAAATTTCCATGATTTTAGATGGGGTTAATTGCTGCTTTACGTTATTCATTTCACTCATTTGATTAATTAATTAATTTGTTAATAAAAATAGTTAGGTTTTGTTTAAATCAATTTTATATATTATTTTTGAGGTTTGTTTTTGTTGTTATGGGATTGAAGGTTTGTTTAGATGTTTAGTGTTTATCAATGGAAATGTTATTTAACACCATATCGCGTCTTAGTTCCATCAAATCGTTAATTTCTTGAGGTAAATAAGGGACATTGTATTTAACGTAAGAAGGTTTGTTTGGGTGTAAGCAAACCAAATACATATTTTTAATGGTTTTTCCATAGTTTTTCTCAAGTAGGTATTTATAAGTATTTAACTGAAGAGTGTAGTGCCAAAAGTTACAATCTGGAAGGTGTTCGATACATTCCGTAGTGGAACTGTTTCCCCAATTGTCGAATTTCTTAATTTCTTTACAGCGTTTCCAGTCACAAATATCTAGTGTTCCATCTTCATTTTCATATATCATATCAATGGAACCAGCAAGTTTAAGTTTTTTGTCATAAACCATCCATTCCGTTCGATAAGGTTTCAAATTAGGAATGCTGTTGTGAAACTTCATAAAGTAGGAAAATTCTACGGAGTCGTTTTCAACCTTATTGTTGTTGTAGAAGCATTCAATGTCGTAGTGCATTTTGGTTCCAGCATTAGAAGACGCTACACCGTTTGCCTTCCAAAGGTTTTTGATTTCTTCTTTTGTTTGTCCATAGTATTTGCTGTTGGGCCAATTTTTGGAAGCCATCATTCGGTCAATGATTAGGTCACTGTCAAATGGTTTAAAATGAGAGTGGTTCCACGTAGTTACAGATGTAAAACTACTGTCTCCATCAATAGTGTAAATATGTGGTCCTTCATCAAATGTGATGTGGTTATCACGTTCGTGATGGTGTTTGGTGCTTAAGTATTCAAGGTTCATTTTGGTGAGGTTTTATTGAATTTATGAGTTGTGTTTAGTTGAGTTGTATAATTGATTAAAATAATATATAAGTCTAATATTTTAATCAATTTAGGTTTGGTTTGTTTTGTTTGTTATGATTGAATGTGATAGATTAAACATTCAATGCGGACAATACTTGTTGCATTTGTTGTTTAAGGGTTGCGACATCGGTTTTCAATTCGTTGTTTTCTGTGGTTAAATGCTCTACTTTACCATTAAGTTCTTTGATGGATTCAATCAATAATGAAACCAGATTTCCATAACTAACCGACAAATATTTATTTCCATCATTTTCAGTATTAACTACTTCTGGAACTACCTTTTCTACTTCTTGTGCTATCAATCCAATGTGTTTTTTATTATCATTGTTGATGTCATTTCTGTTGTAACGAACACCTCTTAATTTACACAATTTACTTAGTGAATCCTCAATGGTTTCAATGTTAAACTTAAGGCGCTGGTCGGAATAATTAGCAATTTCTCCGGGAAAAAGTGTTAATGTATTTGCGTTTCCTACCGTTATATTATGGTCACAATTGTCAAATAT